TCGTGAGCGAGGCGACTCGTCCACCGCCCGCGACGTACCGATTTAGCTTGGATCGAATTTCGAGGTTGTGGTTCCAAGCGAGAATCAGCACGTCGCTCGGGTTGAGTTCGTCGATCACTGACGGGTCGTGAATCGGTTGTCTCGTTCCCGGAACGAAGTGGTTTTGTTTGACCGGTGTCGAATCCACGAGGAACGGCATCAGGTCCGTGCCGATGCCGCAGTAGTTCAATCGAACTGTTGCTTTGGCTGGGCATCCATACCCTGCTACCGTCCGGCCCTCATCGCGCGCCCGTGTGAGCCAGCCGACGAGTTGCTCCCGCGTCTCCTCGCACCGCTTCCGGAATGCGTGCCAGTCGAGAGTGGGCAACTCACCGTGGATCAACGGTGTGGCTGCGACCGCAGGAGACGCGACGTGCTGCATCGTGACTCGTATTGAACCGCCGTGAACATCTTGGGTCTCGACACGAGTCACACGCATTCCGTGCCGCTCGGCGAGTTTTTCTATCGGACGGATGCCGAAGTAACTCAGATGCTCGTGGTAGATCGTGTCGTACTCAGTTCGCGAGACTAGCCAACCGACGTAAGGCACTTCGGCAACAAACGCACCCTCCGGCGTGAGCAGATGCCGCACTCCACGCAGCACGTCGTCTAAGTCGTCGATGTGCCCCAGCACGTTGCAGGCGACGATCAGCGAGGCTTGGCCGTGCGATTCGATAATTTGATCGGACAACGATTCCGTGAAGAACTCAGAGATGTACGGCACGTTCCGCGAGTGGGCAATGGTCGCCAGATTCTTTGCCGGGTCGATGCCGAGTCGCCTGCAACGTCCGTCATTCGGTATTGATGCCAATGCAGTCCCGTCGTTCGATCCGATCTCGACGACGAGCCCGTTGTACGGCACGTAACGGGTGACGTTCTCGCGCATCAACTCCGCGAAGTGGCTGGCCATGCCCTGCGAACTCCCCGTCATGAAGGCGTAGTCGATGAACATCGACGAGGCATCGACGACGTGCTTCAACTGGATCATGCCGCAGTCAGCGCACTCGCGCAGCACGAGCGGGAACCGTGTCTCCGGCTGGCTGAGTTGCTCGCGCGTCAGGTAGCTGTTCGCGAGCGGTTGATCGCCGAGATCGAACACGTCGTTGAGATTCACTCCGCGACAGCAACGGCAATCGGTACGTTCAGTCGCTTGAAGTATTGGTCGATGCTTGCCGCTTGGAAGTTGATGTTGTTCGGCATCAGCGCAAACGACGTTTCGACTGGCCCCATGTGACATGAAAACGCCTCATTCTCGTAGTAGTGCATCGGTAGTGAAAAAAACGATTCAGGAATGAACCGTGTGTCGAACCAGAAGACCGCGCCGGGAAAATGCCACCCCGGCCATGCGGTTTTGCAATCCCCGCTGATCTGGCCCATGACCGCAGCGCCCTCGTTGGATACCGTTCGGAACACACCGAACGTGCGGATGCCTTTGCGGAACTTCTGCTCGACGGCTGCGATATTGCCCAAACACCCATTCATCATGTTTTCACGCCACTGCCGGAACGGATCGCCCGCGTGAGAGATGCCCTTCGTGTGGCTTTTGAACACGATGCCCGACTCGCGCTGAATGGCCCGCAGTTGGTCGCGAAACGTCGTGTTGAGACCGAGCTTCGGTTCGTTCGGCACAATGTCGATTTCGAGGTCGCCGAACTGGTTGAACCAGTCCATGACGACCTTAGGCTTCTCGCAGTCCTTGCCCGCGACAATGCTGACAAGGACGCGACCGTTGAACACGTCGCGATACTGGAACGTCGCGAGGCAGTTGGCTCGCCAGTCCTCGCCGAGCTTAGGGTAGCAGTGGAAGATCATGTGCCGTTTCGATAGGTCGATCTCGCCGCGAACGACCGGCTCAAGTCGATCATCGCACGAGACGCAAGGCCGCTCCTTTTGCCGCTGGCAGATGCGGCCGATCGCGCACTCGCCATGCAAGTCGCAAGTGAACACGTCGAAGAACTCACCGCGCGAGCCGCACAGGTCGGACTCTTGCTGCCGGGTGACTTCGCCCCGATGCGAACAGGGGAGTGATTCCGCTGTCGGTCGAGTCTGACGCGGGACCGCGAGTTGGACGAGCTTCGTACTCTTCTCGACCAGCAGGTGAGGACGCATCGCCTCACCCACCGCTGGCGTGCCGTGTCGCGTCGCTAGGCTCGCGATGACTGTCCCCGGTGAATCAGCCGTCGGTGTGATTGGATGGCGGCTACGGCACGTCTCGCACGCCCCAGCGGGACACGGGACGTTGACGCCGGTCAGTTGCTCGGCGAGACCGCAGCGGGCTTCTGTGAGCCAAGGGCATTCAATCATTCAATCCTCACGGGTTGCAGGTGCAGTTCACGACGACAGCCTCGCTCTCAAATGCACCGGCTCTCTCCGGAGCCGGAGCCGAACAGGATGTCGTGCAGGGTGGGCCAACGGTGCAGCTCGTCGTAGTCAGTACCCATGCGCCGGAGGTCCATGTCCATGTCGCGGACCCCGCACACCCGTCACCGGTTCCGCCTCCGGGGCAGTTGCAGTCGCCGCCGGTGTAAGAGCAATCTGTTTGGTGTAGCGTCAGGGTGTTTGGGAAGACGACGTATCCGGCCCCGCACGCATCAGCGATGTAGTTGTGATTCAGCGTGAATACGAGATCGCCTCCAGTACCAACCACTCCACTCGTCAAGTAATAGATCACGCGGACGTTTGTGGTGAAGCCGCTGCATGGGATGTTACCCCACTGCAACACTCCGGCCTGCTGGTCGAAGCACCATAAATACTGATCGAAGGCCGGAGATGTGCAAGTGCAGTCAGGCGATCCCCCTCCAATTCCACTTCCCACATCGACTCGTGAACCGCGAGAACCGAAGCAACATCCACCTGCCGATGACAGCGGCATCATCACGAAGTCGCCGTTGTAAATCGACGCTGCACATGTGCACGTCCCTGTCACTCCGGCGACACTGAGCGAGTAGCAATAGTTAATCACATCGCACGGCGCAACGAGTGGAGTGATGCCTCCCGGCACAACGCAAATCTCACCCGCCAGCCCGCTCCCAAACGGAATCTTCGTCCGATCCGTCGTCAGTGTCATTTGCGAGTTGCACAGACATGACCACGCCTGCCCGCCGGTTGTCGCGGTGTATCTGATCGTGACCGGCGTGTAGTAGCCCGCGCACGCATTCACAGGGTCGTAGCCGCTCACATATGTCAGTGTTAGCGTCGATGATGCTCCGGCCTGAACCAACCTCCACTTATACGTGCCCGTCACGCCCTTGATCGTGATCGAGAACGAGGCCGACTCCCACGTACAGCCGCCCGCGACATGCGTCACCTTCGCTGACGCAGGCATCCAGCCCGAGCCGGTAGCGACCGCAATCGTGTAGGTCTTGGTCGCGCCGACAGGACACGCGGCACACTCGGTCACGACATCCGAGACTGTCAGGTCACAGAGCCGAACGCACTTCATCGCGTTGCAGCAGCAACCGGAATCGCCGTTGTTGCTGTAGATGCCGCCGCTGGATCTGTTGTTGCCGATGACTCGCCGCGTTCTGCGTCCTGTCTCGGGCAGCGTCCGCAATACCTCGCGCACGACCTGCCCGACTTGCTTCGCCGCTGTTGCCGTCAGTCCGAATACGGGATCGGCCATGTCGTCGATCCTCAGAGGGAAAACGTCGAGAAATCCATGGTAGAGAAGTAGTCGAAGTCCGTTTTGAACTTGCAGCCACCCGGCCGATCAGCCTTGGGCACGATCAAGCCAGCGTCATCGAGCGGCTGAGGCTCTGGACACTCTCCATCGTCGCCGCCAACACCAACATCGCTATTCAGTATCCTTCTTGGTTCCCCGTCAGCTACGTCGCGACAATAGAATCCAGCCTGCAACGGCCTCGGTTGCCAGCCTGTCTTGCGATAGGAAAAAGTGAACGTCTCTTTCCAGAAATGCCACGCTCCTTCATAAGTCTCAGCCGCCGAGATATCGACTTGGACCGTGCCGGGAATCCCGCCGAGATACGTCACGGAATTGACCTTGCCGCTGTTGGCAAGCACTGCGTTTTGATTGTATCCCGCTGCGTCCTTGTTTCGCGTCTTCGTGACCGTGCCCATGCGGACATCAACCGGAATGCCGCCATCGAATGGCTGTCCCGCAGAGTCGAGAATCACCTTGCGCGTCGTGCCGTCCATGTAGTCGGTTATATACGTTGACTGAATCGTTGGGCTGATCGACGTGAGCGTGCGCCGAGTCGTCGGGTCATCGTCTACGGTATCTGGCAACGTCGCGTTGGTGGCCCATTCGTATGTCGCGAAATACGCGAGATAAGGCGCTCTCGTCATCGCGGGGCCTGGTCCGACTGTCGCCTTGTGGCAGATCGCATGTGGGTCTGCGGCCAGTGCCGAGCCGCGATTGATACCCACAGCCGTCGCGACTTGAGCCTCGGTTTGAAACGTCGCCGCGTCGGTCCTGACGAGATATTTGCGCGTGTACCGCGACACACAACGGCCGTCCTGCTGGACTTCCGATTCGCCCGAGAAATCGACGAGACCGACGTACCACGTCATTGAGTGACCGCCATTCCCGCGAGGATTTCGGTTGTCGTTTGGTCAATTACTTGCTCACCGTCGTAAGCCACAGCGACGCCGCGAGTGATGTACTCAACAGCGATATCGTCTGGCAGTTCCGGCGTCCTTCCCTTGGGAAAATAGAACACCATCGGCCCGCAGATACCGTCTGGCATCACCCGTGGCCGCTTGTGCAGCGATCCCCAGCACGAGCGATGGTCGCTGGCCGTTGGCTCGTATTCGACTTCCGAAATGATCGTGACTCGCATGGCTATGCTCCCACTCCAAAATCTGCGATTGCCGTCATTGGCTGTGGCTTGTTCGCTTTCGTCGCGGCCAGTTGCTGCTGTGCGACCGTCAGTTGCTTGCCCGCGATGTCCTCGATTGATTTCCCGCCGCCGACGCCTCGCAGCATGATCGACGCGGCCTCTGACGAGCCTTGAAACGCGGCCTTGAGTGCGGACGGTCCTGATTTGGCTACCTTATCCGGCTTTTTCTTGGAGTCTTTTTCCTCCTCCTTGAGCCGGTCGAGTTCGTTGGTCAACGCGCCAACTTCGTCGATCTGCTCCTGAGAAAATCCAGCACGCCACATCTCACGCATCGCGACTTCCGCGTTCGTGGCCGATCCGTTCATCAGGTCAATTTGGTCTTTCATCGCCGTGATTTTTGCGAGGCCGGATAGCGTCTTCTGTTGCTCTTTCTCCGCTGCGTTTGCTGCTGCTTTGGCCGCGTCTTCGGTTGCTTTGGCGAGAGCCTTTTTTGCGTCGATGGCCGCTTGGTCAACGATGGTCCCGTCGATGACACCCTGCCGCTGTTTGGCCAGTGCCTCGAACAGCGATTTCGTCTGGCCCTCTAGCTGCTCGACAGTCGCACCGTTGGCAATCTCTGCTGCCGACTTCTCACGCAGTGCTGCGATAGACTGGTCGATGGCCTCGACCGTTTTCAGCGTTGAGACTTTCGCGACTTCCGCCGAGTTTGCTGCCGCTGTTGATGCACTCTCTTGAATGTCTCTGAGGCTCGCAAATCCGGCCCGCTGTGCCTCCAATTTGGCGGTCAGCTTGTCGGTTGCTTCCGCTGCCGCTGTGATCGCAGTGCCCTGCGAAACGAATGCCTCGGCGTCCGCCTGATTCATGCCGCCGAGCATGACGGCACCGTAGGCGAGCCACGACATTTTCCCCGCGTCGATTCTCTCGGCCAGGCTGCTCACGTATCCGTTGACGCCCTTGAGTGCCGAGCCGATCATCGTCGCCCCAGCATCGACCGGCACGAGGCTGGCGAGGTAGCCGATCATCGCATTGCCGCCGTCCACGAACGGCTGCACGAGCGAGTCCTTGATGCCTCCGAGTGTCGTCGTAAGCGTGCCGACTTCCGAGTTGATAGCCGCGATCTTTACGCTCGCTTCCTCGGTCACGAGGCCCGCCTTAAACGCAGCCCATGCCGATGTCATTGCGCCGACTTTCGGCGTTGCCGTCGCCGCTGCCTCGCCTGCCGCGTCGGTACTCGCTGCCGCTTCTTCCGATCCGCTCGTGAAATACAAAAACGCACCCACAGCCAACGCGAGTGCCGCCGTGATCAGCACGACAGGCGACAGCAGAAATGCCATCGCACTGGCCAGTGTCAGCGTCGGCGGGATCGCGACCGTCTTAGCCGCTGCGAGAGCCAGCGTTGCAAGCTGGAGCTTTTTATACGTGTTGACCAGTTGGATAATCGGAATCGCGACTCGTGCCAGCGAACCAACGACCGACGACGAGAACGATTTCCACGATTGATCCTGAACCGTGATCGACGTCGTCGTCGTGTTGAGTTCTTCGCGAACCTTGGTCATGCCAGACGTGAATTCGCTCGGGTCGCAACTGACGCCGACAGATATCTCGCCAACGCTCGACATTTATTGGCTCTCCATAATCTGCCGCATCTGTGCGGGGCTGAGTGTCTGGTCTCGTTCGTGGATTTTGAGATAGCTCCGCAATCGACCGAGCGATTCTTCCGTGGGGTTGATCGCCGCGATTGTGTTCGCCTCGGCTCTGATGTCAGCCCGCTCATCGCCCCACGGCTCGACGATTTCCAACGCCATCTGAGTCAGCCACTCATAGGGAGTGTGTGACTCGTAAAGCTCAACCCAATCTGTCGGATGGACTCGGCCAGTCGCTCGGGCGAGTCGCGCCGCGAGCCTCGCCGTCGAGTCCGCTGCTAGTTTTTTGCTATTTTTTCCAGTGTCGCGGGAGTCTTGCCGATTGCTGCCACTCCATCGGACAAAGCTCGAATCGTGTCGGTCGGAACGTCGGCCAACTCGGCCAATACTCGATCTGCCCATGCCGCGTCCGTCTCGTCTGCGTTGCGAGGTAGCTCCTGCTCCCCGTTGGCTTCGCTGCATAACGCACAACCGACGACGAAGCCGGTCTTGTGGTCTGCATCCAATAAATCGAGCCGCTGAAGCTCGCCGATTGTCAGCGATCTGACGTGAAACGTCTCGCCGTCGATATCGACAGGATATCCGCGTTTTTTCTTCAGTCTCGACAATACACTGCTCACTCGTCGTTCTCCTCGGTTGCGGATTCACTTGCCACTAAACTGAAAGTCGTTGCGATTTCTTTCGTGATGTTCGACTCTTCGAGTTTTGCCAGACATGTCAACGTGATCTCGGGCGGCTTTCCTAGTTCAAGTCGAAGCTCGAACACCTTGCAGCCCATGTCCTCCAAGCCGAACAATGGAGCCAGCACTTCCCAGACTTCTTTACTCGTTGCTGTTTTTCTCACTCGTCGTCGTCCTCATCTGTGTCAGGAATGGCCTTCGCGTTCGGGCCGGGAATGTCCCGGCCGTCCGCCGTATATCCGAGCAACTCGCCAGCGTCGTATCGTGCGAAGTCCTCTGGCTCGATGCCTGCCGATAGTCGTCTGGCCGCGTGTTCCGTCGCCGCGATCTGTGCCGCAGAACGATCTGCGAATAGTGCCTTGCACTCGTCGTCGTGCGGCACCGCGACGCCTAGTTCGACGAGCCGGAATGAGTCCGACGCGCTGAACACGGTCCCCGCCGGTGCGAATAATTGCTTGCCGCGCCGCTCGCATTGCGCGACGAGTTCATCCGGCGCGATAGGCTCGTGAATTTCAATTTCTCTGATCGACTTCGCTTGCATGTCATGCCCTTGTTGGTGCGCCGGTTCGGTTCATCGTCAACGTCGCTTTGAGGCCGTCCTTCATTGCAATCTTCTGGTCGAGCGATACGCCCGCAGACGTATACGTGAGCGAACTCGGCCCTGTGTCGCTGTATTTGATTTTCCAGACGCATGTCTGTGGAGCGACCGGAATAAATCCAACGCCTGAAATCAACGCGACGATGGCCGCATGACCAGCCAACGCGGGATCGAAGAACAGGCCCGCCTTGACCGTTCCCGGCGTGCTATAGCCAGTCAATTCCTTCGTCTCATAGACGCCGCCGTCTAGCGTCGTCGAGTCGTAGTCAACAGACCCCTCTCCGCTGATATCAATGTCTGTGATCGCTGCGACATCGACGAGCGAAGCTGAGATGGTTTGTTGAAGTACGGTCCCTTTTCCCTTGAGCTTTGCCATGATCTATTCCTTTTCATTTGCTGGTTGCGAGTTTTGCGATCTTGCGTTCTGCGGCTCGTTTCATCGCCGCTTTGGCCCTGCCTGATGCTCCGCGTAATGCGTTGCCGATGAATCCTCGGGCTGCGATGTACTTCGTTCCTTGGTCGATATAGACGCCGTGCGGCCCGTTCTGTCCGTCGCCTTTTCGCGGGAATTGCATCAGCCCAGCACGGCCTGTCACCACGTCGCCGCTGCTACGAATGTACTTCCCCACTTCGCGCCGGATCGTTCCATGCGATGCTTGCTTCGCCGCACTGGCCAACACTCCAAGCCCCGCAGAAACAGCCGCGAGTGCCACCGCCTTTGATTGCTTTTCGAGGATGCCGAGACGACGCATGATCTCGTCGCCGCCTGTCAATTCGATGTCTACGAATCCCATCAGCTTGCCTCGACTTCCACCCGCAGTGTTATCGACGACACAAACAAACCTTGTTGATTCATCATCGCCTTGTCGGGGTTTTGCTTCGATTCCAGATCGAAGGACCACACCCTCACCCGTCCATCGGCTGAGTCGTAGTTGTTAACTCGCTGATATATTTGCCGCACGACCAACTTGAGCGGTTCGAGTTCGTCATTCGTGCGTCGCTCCAATGGCGAGCGAATCCAGATTCTCAGGTTGTGCGAGGTACGATCTTCGATGGCCAACGTCTCGGCTAATTGCGTCTCGTCCTCGCTCGTCACGTCCACTCTCAGGCCGTCCACTGACTCCAATTCGTCAACTTGCAGTTCGCTGTACTCGGCTTCCAACTCGATGACGTAAGCCGTGCCGCTGTTGATGCGGTCACGGATAGCGATCATCGCTTCAACGGCGGGAGCCACTGTTACTGCTGCCATATCAGCCGGTCCCAGATATCAGTTTGGAATGAATCCGCGTCATCTGCGGCGACTGTTGATAGAAGCACTTCTCGCCCGTTGTCGGTTGGATTTCCCACACGCTGCCACCGCGTTCAAGCCGTTGCCCTTTGACCGGGTTTCCGTAGGGCAAGGAACTCGTCAACATCTTGAATTCCACCGGCCTGACTTCGATCAACAGGCCGTTGCCGTTGTCGATCTTGAACGATGGCGGCGATGACTTGACGGCCGTCACCGTGGCCGTCGCACCGCCTGCACCGTTGCGATAGGTATAGGCGTCGCCTGCTGCTGTCAGCAGGTCAGTGACCATCGTTCCGATATCGTCGTCCATGCTCGACATCTATCTGTCTCCGAATGGCGGGCCTTGGAATCGCACCAAGCTCCCCCGGCTTATGAGGCCGAGTCGGTCCTATGCCGCCCGCGTCACCGACGTCACATCAGCTTGGAACAAGCGGGAACGTGTACCACTGAGTTGTCGAGCTGGCGAGAAGAATCACAGGCACCGCACCGCTTGCGAGGCTGATAGCGGCGTTGGCAGATAACGCATTGATAGTGCCGCCGGTTGCCGGGTAAATTTTCAAGACGCCCGCCGTGACGCCCTTGAGATATACCTTTATTCCGGCAACCGCCGTTGGCAGAACGACACCCTTTGTGCCATCCGCACCAGTGACGATGTTCAGTCCTTCGATCGTCTGTGCAGCATCGCCCTGGACAGAACCCGCAGCAGTCACGGCCAATACTGCCGGACGCGTCGAGCCGTTGAATTTGCCAGTCTCTTTCAGCAGCACGTGGACTGTGGCGTCGCCACTGGCCGCTGCATTCTCGACGATACCCATCAGCGTTACGCCGTTGGCAACAGTGCCCGTTGCGGCACCAGTGCCGGCCGTCCCGCCAACAGGGTCTCCCGTCGGATTCCAGTAGAGCCTGTCGCCAACGGATAGAGCGCCCGTGACCTTGGCAATGTCGAAGTGACCGGCCGCTGCGAGCGTGCCATACTCAGACGCGGCGATTCCTCTCAGACCGTTGACGACGCCGATTCGGCCGTCAGCGGTCACGACAACCGCGCCACTCAGTAGAGCGGAGCCGCTGTTGTAATATTCGATCAATCCATCCATTTTCCGAAACAAGGCTTGAGGCATTATTTGCCCTTTCTTTTGTGGTGCGTTGCTGGAGTCTGTTCTTCTTTTTGCCCATCCGAATCAACCACTTCTGGTTCGGACGGTGGCACATACGGTTCAATCCATGTCGCGAGCAGAGATTCGAGTGAGCCAACCGGGATGCCGGCCTCGTCGATAATCTCGTCCGCCTTGTGCGGGACGCCCTCTACGGTCACGTCCCGCCGGAATTGGTACTGCATTCGGTCCCTTTCGATCAGGCACGAGCTTCGTAGAATCCACGCCATTCGAGAGCCTTGGCTCCGATATCAAGGTTGATGTCCCAGCCCATCCCCCACTGACCACGGTCAAGAATGAACTGCCGGACTTGCGGAGCGCGGCCCGAGCCTCGCAGGTAAGCGACCTCGATGGTCGGCAGCTTGTTGCTGGCTAGCCGCCACGTTGTGGCCGATCCGCTGTAGGCCGTGCCCGTGTTGGGGTCGATCACACCATTGACGAGGCGATGATCGGTCACGACCTCGATGCGACCATCGTCACGTTGAATCGAGGCAATCGGGTTGAGTTCACCCGCGTTTGTGGTCCCCGCTCCGGCCGCAATGTTCTGCGATTCGAGCAGGTTGTAAGCCGTGCCTCGCAGAGCAGGAGGAACGATAAGGTGCGTCGCAGGCTGGTTCACGCCGACTCCGTTTTCACGGAACGCCATCAACGCGGCGATGGCCGACTGGAGCGTTGAAGCAGACAGCGCGGCACTCGTCGCAAGATTGGACTGAGCCGCGCCGCCCGTGATGCCCGCCGGTTGCGAAGCCGAGAACAACGCGACACCCGTCGCGCCGAGCGTGCCGTTAGCCAACAGGATCGAGTAAACGAGGTCCGGTCGCAGGCGTCCGCACGCCAACGCCATTTCGTCGGGCATGTCCTTTAGCGCCTGGAAATGGTCGTCGATGATGTCCTGCTCATCCAGAATAAATTGTTGGCTGTAACGGGCGATCTTATACGATTCGATCTGGTCCGAGCGATCAGCCGAGTCGGCAGTCCCGGCCCGCTTGTGCTTGGTCAATCCGCCGCCCTTGACGAGCCGGATTCTGTCCATCGTTTGGAAGTTTGCGGCATCGGCTTCACGGGTCCAGCCCATCGTCGAGTCACCCGACTCTTGTAGCTTCTGAATCATCAGAGCGTTCATGTTCGTCGTGAAGATGTTGGCGAGGCTTCCCCCGCTGACAGCCGCACGAATGAAGCCCTGATTGCTGCCGTCGAGATGTTGCGAGCGGTTGCCGTCGAGCGAAGACGCGGCCTTGCAAAGGTCGGTCATGCTCATGTCGCGGTACTTCCAGCCCGCTTCCATCGCCTTCTGCCGCTGGTCGGTATTCAGTCCCGACCGCAGCCATCCGGGGAGGCCCAACGCGATGCCCATCTCACTGGCAAAGACCGGGTTGTCGAGTCGCACGCCAGCGCGGAGCAACATGCCGCCCTGCAACGCAGAGAGCGTGTCGGCAGCGTTCGCCGAGACAACGTGACCGGCCGGAGCCGTCGAGCGTTGCCGCTTGAGATATTCAAGCTCGGTGCGGGTTGCGTCCCAACCATCTTCGATGGCCTTGGCCATCAGTGTCTCGTCACCCTTGCAGAGTGCGCGGACTTGGCCGACGCGGCGGACTTCATCGGCGGCTTGCTTGCGAGCCGCCTTGATGTCGAGATTCACTTCGGCCTTGATGTCAACGACAGTCATAGCAGCCATGTTCGGTGCTTCCTTTTTCTTCGTGGGATCGGTCATAGGTTCGGCGGCAGTAGGTTCCGGCGACGACGCCGCCAGCGGGTCAACCACGGGTTCTGTTGCGACTTCTCCGGGCATCTCCGGCATCGCTGCGGCATTGCCATCAATGGCATCAGCCGTGGTTCTCAGGTAGGCGGCATAAGCCGTCTGGAGTGACTCGGTGGCGTCTTCGGAGGTGGACCATGTGGCGAAGTCGTCAGGTGTCGTGGCGTCCGGATTGGTCGTATCGGCCATTGGCTTGGCTTTCAAAGTGAGGATGGCTTGCGCCGAAAGGGTGACTGATGTTTTGCGGTCGGCTCCCATGCCGAGAACGGCCGTCTCGCGCAGCACTGATTGCGTCGCGAGCGTGAACGGGCCGGTCAGGTCTTGCCCGTTGACGTTGATCGTTTGGCCCGCTTCGATGTCGCGCGACTCTTCAATCTGTGCGCCGATGCTGGCCTGCCAGTGATGCCCGTTCGCAGCCATTGCGATGACCCGCGCCACAGACGGCGACAACTCCGGCTGCGCTGTGATCGCCCCGCCCAGCATCAGGCAGGCACCGTCGTTGATGATCGCGTCCGGGTCCGTCTGACCGAGAATCGTCGCGTCGCCGGTGTCGTGCTTGATCGTGATCGGGATCGAGCCTTCCGCCGTCAGCCCCGCGAGGTCTACGACGACGGGCATGTCGAAGCCTTCGACTCGCAGCTTGCCGCCGGTATACGCGAGGATTTCAAAGCGGCTTGGTGTCGTCATACTGCGGCCTCCGTTGTTTGCGCGGGGTCGAGATCGGTCGCGTCGATGGCACCGTCACGGGCATCGTCGATGAGTTCTTGCGCCGCGAGAGAAGACCAGCCGAGCCGCATTAATGAGTTCTTCGCGACGACCTCGGACGCCCCGTCGATCATGCTGCTGAGAACTTCCGCCGTGGCCTTTTGGTTGTTCGTGAAGTCACGACGACGCGTCCCCGCGAACGCTCCCGCTGTCTCCGAAGGCTGCGTCTGTCCTGCGGCAGCAGGATCAGAGACTCCGCCCGGAGTGCCGCCTGTGGCGAAGTGTTTCGCGAACCGTGCCCGCTTGTACTCGTCCACTGAAACGCCGTAGTTGGCCGCTGCCGTGAGGCAGTGTTGTTCGTCGTCATCGCCACGCATCGCGGCTTCGCTGGCGGGAGTCGATTGCCCCGTTGACATCCTCAGACTTGACGCGGTGGCCACGTCGGTTTCGTCGGCTTGTGGGACCGGTGGCCAATAGAATCGGAACGCGATGTTTCCGAGCAGCCCCACGCCGTCGAGAATGTCCGTGCTGATGGCGAGGTCTTCCAAAAACCAGCGGAAGATCGGAGCCATCACGAGCCGGTTGAGCCTGTCCTGCTCGGACTTCACTTCCGGTTCCCAAAGGTTCTTGATGTCCATTTTTGCGGACGAGAAATTTGAGTCGCGCGACGTGCCGCTCGCGAGCGAGTACGGCATGTTTGCGCAGCGGCAGAAGTAGGTCAGTTCGGTTCGCTGAAACTCGGCGTTCGACGAGCCGGGATGCTTAGAATCGACCCCTTCGACCTTCCAACCGTCAGGCAAGAAGTTGAGGAGATTCCGTTCCCATTCGACGTTCATAAAATCTTCGGGCATCTGCTTCGCGACCACAGACGATCCGGTCGTCGAAACGAACAGACCCCACAGCGCAGCACGTTCCGCCGCGCTCAACGTAGCCTTGGAAAATCGCCGCATATGTGCGAGATGCTCGATTGCCGGAGCGCAACGAGGAAAGCCTCGCAGTTGGCCGGGTCGGTCCTGTCGATAGAGGTGAATCACGTCGCTGGCGGGATACCAATTGCCACTGAGAGGCGACGAATAGCCGAGGTTAAAGTCGCCGGGATGGTGGTCGTAAATCCAATACTCGACCGCGTTGCCACGTCGATCAACCCGTTTGCCGTCTTCGATAGATCGGTCGAGTTGATGGAAGAACGGCTGCGAAACTTGATCGCACTCGTACAGACAAACGTCCGTCGTGATCGGGTAGCGTGTCTCGTTTTCCGAACGCATCAGGAACGCTTCGCCGTCAGTCCAATCGGCCTCGACTGCGGTCCCGAGCTTGTCCGTCAGGTTGATGTCGCTGGAATGTTTCGACCACGCGGCTTCAATGCGTCGGTTCCGAATCGGGTCCGACGTGAGAACCTGCAATCGTGGTCCGGTCCCGACGACGTGAGCGCGGGCCGTGCGAATCATCCCCGAGTACCACGAGTTTGAGGCTCGCTCCATGCGTGACCGTTCGCGGGCGATCTTGCGTTCGGCATGAGCGTACGTCGAGCGGCCGCTGAGAGAATCGGAGTCCTTCCAGTGGTTCTTGTTTTCGTGAGTTGTGCGCGTCAGGTCGCAGGCAGCGCGAACCATGTCTCTGGCTTGGCTGATCGTCACGACGCCGCATGCGCTCAGCATGCGATTAGTAATCTGTCGCAACATTGTTCCCTCCCGCGCCGGGAGGCACTATGCGAACAGCCGCGAAGAAATGAGTCCCCGCCGCGATCTTGTCGAGAGCGTCATTCGCCGCGACGAACTTGGCAGCTACGACCTGATCGGCCAACGAACGACGCGATACCGTCACGCCATCATTGCTGACGGACTGCGGTTTTAAAGCGTCGGTGGCGACTTGCGTCGTGATCGCGTCTGGCATCGTGGGTTCCTGTGAGCGGTAGTTATCCGCCGAACAAGATCGGAACGCGGTCTATAATGATCGCAGAGGCATCGCTTTAGCAATATCACTATGCAATTCGTGATACATCTATCACGCAGTCTCGTCGAAAAACTCGATGCTCGGGGGGAATGGCCAACGACAATTCATGCAAACACGCCGTCGCCGCTTTCCGTCGGCTTCCCAGTTATATGAGTGAGTGACCTTCGTGTCTTGACAGCCGCACTTCGGGCAAGTCGGAACACCGTCCTCGTCGAGATAGCACGGCATTTTCACGACTGGACGATCATCCACGCTGGCCCCCTCTCAGCAGTCTCTGTGGAACTACTGCGGTCGTGCGCTCTTTCGAGCCGCTCGCAGCCTTCTCACCGTTCAACGTGCAACCCAACATACTCGCCGCCATGCAATTACCTACGATGCAGTCCCACCAGTCGTTGTCTCGGCCAGGTATCGCCTGCCACGCAATGCCTCCTGCCCCGTCGTAGATGATCGTCTTCGGTTGCTCGGCCGTCAGATGTTCCGCCAACAGCCTGTTCGCTCGCTCGTCGTCACCGGGCAGCAACATCGCGGACGGTGCGCCTACGGTCGTCAGCAGTCTTCGGGCTGCATGACTCTTCCATTCGTTGACGTTGTACTGGACATGCACCGGCGTCTCACTGCGTCGCTCAACCCAGCCTTGCCCGTTGTGCCGATCCCTAATTCCGTCGCCCCATAGATGCACCGGCTTTCGTCCAGGCTTCGGCGCGAATCCTTTCGTTGGCCTGATGCGGGTCTTGTTCGCACTGGCTGCGATCTGTGACTCGATGCGAGGCTTCTGCCCACCGTCCGACCAGTCCTTAAGCATCAGGTCGAGTTCCGGGTAGTCCGCAAACAGCTCGCGCTCCAATTCGTTGTGAGCGTGAACGAAAGCCTCCTCCCACGACGCCCCCGGCATCTGCTGACTAATGGTCGCGGCGAGGTCCGATTTGTAAAATACCGGCCTTCCTTGGTCGGGCCATGTCCTCGCGTCCACGATCCACCCGCTCATGTCCTTCTGCCATGCCACGACTACAGCCCACAGCACCTGATCTGAGGAGTCGATAAAAGCCGTCACGTAGCTTGCCTGCTCCGGCACGATAGTACGCGGCACTCCTGACAGCCGTTTGAGCAGCGTCTGAGCGTCGAGATTCACGCCGCTCGTGTTGACCGGCACCAAGCCTTCCTGCTGAATCTCGCAGCGAAAGAAGCTCGGATCGAGTGCCCGCACGGTCATCAGGCTTTGGAGTGCGGTGTCCTCTTCGGGCAGCTTGTCGAATTCCCATGCGACCTGCCCGCCCGCGTCCATGTCGGCTCGGTTCGATCGATAGAATTCGGTTGCGAGTTGCTTGCCCTCGGTCGGGTCGTCGCCCTGCCCGAGTTTCACCGCGTATGCGTCCCATAGGTCCATTCGATCCGGGAGTCTCAAGACGCTCGGATACTTCGAGCCGCTCCAATCTGGATGCTTCTCGCGCGACAAGAATTGTTCGGTCAAATCGCCGTGTTCCCGCACCGTACAGACCATGATCGCGGCTAGCTTTTCACCCAAGCCGGCCAGCCCGCAGAATGTCTTGGTGATCGCCTCCTCGCGCTCCTCCGTCATCAGCGGCGACTTGGCCGATTGAGGTGTTTGCACGTCATCGAAAACGAGTAGGTCGGGCCTGATCGTCACGCCGAAGCGATCCACATAACTGAGGCCGCTCACGTCGGTCGCGTTGACCGAATACGGTGCGATGTGAGCCTGACACGACGCGGCCTCGTGGATGTCGGCGAACACGATGCGGCCTCGCGCGTCCTTCGGATGCACGGCGAGCAACCGGCCATTCAGGCGGAACTGTCGCTTCGGCTGTCTCCATTTCAGCATGAGCGGCACCAACTCGGGGAAGTCGTCCAACAATATAGGCGAGGCCGCGAGCAGAGAGAAAAAGTTCTCTCGATGCTCGTTGCCCTTGTCGTCTGTCGCACCAACGAGGACGGGAAAGCGTCGATGGCCATTGGTCACAGCCCACTGAGTTGCAACGCGGGCAATCGTCGATTTGAGACCGCCACGCCGCACAGCATGGCACTCTCGCCCACCCGACTCGATGACGTTTTGGAACGCGTCGAGCATCGATACTTGGTAAGGCGCGAACGGCAGATAAAACGTCTGGGCGAAGTAGGTCATCGCGTATAACTCAAGGTCTCGGCTGCATCGCTCACGTCGCTGAGGATCGACCACAGCAGGCAGCGGGCCGATCTCTTGAGCCGCTGCCGTTTTCGCGTTGATGACCGCCGCAGCACGGGCTGAACGCGCCTCCGCGTAGTTGCCGCCGGTGACTTCTTGCGGCTCGTCTGCGATCTGGCCCACGACCAAATCGAAGTCACTCGGATCGACCGTCTCCAGAAATTCGGCGAGTTCGGATTCGTTCAGCGATCTCAAGTGTGCGAGTTCGTCGGTCGTCAGATCGTGCATCAACATACACTCCCACGTCGATCACTGGGCCGGCCTTCGGGCCTTCTGCGGCCTTCTCGTTTTGTCCGACCATTGCGACCAGCACTCTCGCCGCTGCGATGGCGTTGACATCAGCGGGAGCCTCGACGGTGGCAACGCCGTCCTTGGTTGCGACTGTCACCTCGGTCTTGCGAGTGATGTCCAGCAGTCGATCCACAAGCTCCCGAGCGTTCGCAGCATTGATCGGCCAACGCTTCTTGATCGCGTTTGCGACGAGTGCGAGGTCGCGACTCGGCTTGTCATTGATCAGTAATTCGGAACGCATCGCCCCTCCCCGAATCATCAGGCATGGAAAACAAAACTTTCTCTACGGATGAC